TCTAAAATGTGACCATATCTTAACTGCCATTGTTTGTGTAATGCCATCATATGTTTGTACAACCAATTGTAGTGATATGCATTTTGCATAACCCATACTGTACTAGGATGACCAGTATGACACGCTAAGTATAAAGTTTCTTCTAAGTTTGAATTAGGGTGTTTCCACCTTTTAATGTTACGACCTTTTTTAGTCTTGCCTGTGTACTGAACACCGTCAATCATTCTATGAGCAGTTGATAACATCTGAGCAGATTCAACAATCATTTTACAGACATGTTTATCACATGACATTTGAGCTGCCACAATAGGGTCTTTATCTAAGTAAAATATATTCACTAGTGTATCACCTTTCTAAAATGTTCTTGACGATTGTACATTTCACATAATTTAGAAAACACACCGAACCAGTAATCCTTAGCCCAATCTGTTCCAGCTTCTCGACATGCCCATTCAGCATTGGCGATTCGCTTATCTTTTAATTCTTCACTAATCATAACTACATTATACATCATTTATACCTAATTGGCAACCACCTGTTTATGATAAATCCATTATTTGATTAAGTTTTATCTTGATTTCATCTGGATTTAGACCCATTTTACGCATTTCTTCATAATCTTTAGTCTTTAGTTCACCACTAGCTATTTTTTTAAAAAAACCTTTATAAACTTTTTCTCTATCTCTGACTCTTTTCGCCCTAGCTTTTGCGTTAGTAGCTTCTTTTTGGTAATCTTTTTCGATTTTGGTTTTTTCTTCTTCTTTAACATTGTTTCTACTCCGTAATGATATATTGGCCGCTATTAACAATAATACTGCTAATGGGTCAAATACGAATATCAATACTATTATTACCCACCTTACAGCCTCATCAAAATGGTCTTTTGCCGTATCACCATATATTAACTCTGCAATATATTTGATTGGACCAACTTCGGCTTCAATCTTATCTTGTTCTAATTGTAAAATACCTTTTTTATTTGATAACTCTGATATCTTATCACTTGCCTCGTTAATGGCAAGCGTTAAAGCTTCTCGTTCAGGTTTTTGTTTTTCTCTTTCTTTTAGACCTCTTGTGACATACTCCATGTCAATGTATTTTTCAAGTGTCTGGTCTAATAAAGTTAATGTCTTTTGTGACCTGTCTATAATAATTTGTTGTTGATTAAGTTGACTATCTATCAATTCAATCTTAATATTATTACCTGATTGTGGTTGTACTTGGTCTAGGTGTGCCTTTGATAGAAAACCAAAGATACCCATAGATGTAATGAAAACTAAAACTATAACAGCAAATGTTAAGTATGCTCTTATGGTTTTAGGTACTAGTTTGTTTCGCCAATTGTTATATAACCATGAGGCGGCTACAAGTTTACCGACCTCTAATGCACTACCCATAGCAATAATAGGTACTACTGCACCTGCAAATAAGGCCGTCAATCCAGCAATGGAATAACCAGCGGCTATTACAGATATGGATATGGCACTTAAAAATACGATTATAATTGTAAACATGTTTTTCCTATTCTAATGTATAGTCTTCTCTTAGCATTTTGATAATACTTTTTACCTTACCAAAATAGTTCTTATCTGAAGCATAGGCGTCAAGTGTCATAACTAATTTAAAAGGGTCATTGACATCTTCATCATGTTTTAGTTTTCTATATTCTTCAAACTTTGTACCTTTATTTAGGATATTAATATAATGTTGTACAGAATCACATTCATGCATATACACCTTTACACCCCATTTCTTAGGGTTGTTAGATGGTAACATATGTGGTTCTCTCAAATCATATGTACGAATACCAAATAGATTTCTACCCTCTAAGGCAAATCTACTATTACCCCATGCACTCTCTAAGGCAGCCTGAGCCACCAATAGTTCTAAGTTTACAGGTAATACATCTGTTGTAGTATTGTAAATATAGTTTACACAAGCAATGGTACTGTCTATAAAGGTTTGATTGTTTGACCTCTCAAAGTTAGGTAAAGTATGAGTAGTAATAGCTTCTAAAGTGTCAACTACTTTTTGTATTTCATTTTCTTGTTTTGCGACCAACATATCATCTTTGTCTGCTGATACCATGTGCCACAAACCAAAAACAAACAAGATGACCGTTACAGCCATCAATGTTTGGAATATTGTTTTGATTTTCTGACGCATTAGGCCTGTTTAATTATAATGTAATCGTAACTAGATATTGTTTCTGGTTCATTCTCACCATACTCAGACCATGTGCCTATTTCAATGTTTTTGTTTTTCTTTTGAACAAATTGTACATTTTCTTTTGTCATGTAATTAGACATTTTTTTGAATATCTTTTCAGATTGTTTTTCTGTAAAGTTATTTAAAACATCTGTAGCCCAATTACCAGTGTAATAGGTCATTTTGTTCTCATCACCATTTAAAAAATGGTCTAGTTTTGTGGGTACACTACTAATAATTGATTTTAGATAGTGGTCTAGTTCTTTTGATTTTTTTACTTCTTTCATAATATATACTCTCTCTCAGTTTTCTCATTTGTTTATAAATCTGCAATTTTGAATTTCTTGATTACATTTTTAGTCGGGATAACTGTTGTGCCACCTCCGTCTGCCAATTCACCAGCGTCATCATAATTGTAGTCACTCATCAAAACATGAACCTTAGCATCTGATTTTACCAACCAACCGGTTGATACACATGTAGCAGGTTTGCTTCTCAGAATTTCTTTCATCTCAATCCAACCAGCATTTGATTGAATGTCCTCCCAATACACCAAATAGAAATCATACAAGAATGGTATTTCTGGTACATCATCTCTAAATTTTCGTGATTGTTTTTTTGCCATAAGTTATGAACATTCCTTATCAGCAATTACTGTGTCTTTTAAAAGAGAACACTTGTATTTACTGTCTGCATTTAGTCTTAACTCAGCTGCCAAACTTTCTAATATAACAGGTAAGTTTTTTTCTAAAACATCTGTCATCTGTAAAGCAAACTGATACGCCAACTTTTGCATTTCTGATTCTAGTACGGACATGTCCACACTATTACCACTTATTGTTTCTTTTACAACATGGCCAATGACGGCCGTGTTATAATCATCTGCCTTTGCTTGTGATGGTAAAAATATTCCCCATATAATACCATTAACAATTAAAAGCGTTATTATCATTTTATTCATAATATATCCTTTTCTCATTATTTATGGTACCATTATACACTAACTGAACCATAAAGGCAAGCGATTATTTCACTTATTTGTCGTTTTTTTTAGTAAAAAAGACTTATTTTAGGGGCTGCGACAGAATTATACACCTTCTGGTCGTACAAATTTGTCATTCCAACCAAATGCCTCTTTGACAACTGATTCGGTAAGACCTTTATACATCTTATTCAATGATTTATTCTTCATTCCCATTAAGACTTTAGCTTCTTCATGGTGTAAGCCTTCTAACATCTGAATAAACATTTTTTCTTTTTGTAATTTATTAGTAGCATTATCAGCACCTTTTACAAAATGCCATAGTCTTTTAGATTCGTTTCTTAATAGACCATGTTCAGTTCCAATTGGAGCTTCGTTTGCCATGTATGGTGGTTCGCCTGCTGGTAAATCCCATGCAATATTAGGGTCAAATGCTCCCTTTAATACTTGTTTAAGAGGTGCGGATGCGTGTTCTCTCAACACTTGAATTTTTTTAGGTTTGTCTTTTGCGTTATTAACTTTTTTTAGAATTTCAGACATTAGTTCTACTGTCTGTCCCATACCAGATGTGCCTTGATTATTTTTCATAGCAGCTGGACTCATTACATGTGGGTGTCTTGCTTGTTCGGCCATAATTTTCTCCTTCAATTATATTATGTATTCGTATTATTATTTATCCGTAAAATTTCTCTTGGAATACCAATCTCTATATGAGGTATCTGTAAATAATTCAAGTATTTCTGCATATGGTATTTCATCTTCTTTGATTAATTGTTCTACTTCTTCATACTCGTAACTATCAACTTTTCTTGACATCTTACGGTCTTTAGCTGATTTGAATAGTGTTTTAATAATTCTTTCGTGTTTGGTAAGTTCCATGTAAACAAGGCAGGCGCCGAAGCGCCTACCCTTAAATTTAAAACTATGCTGAGTAAGATACTTGTTTACCGAACACTTTAGTAATACCAGCAGCGATAATCGCTTTTGATGGTGTACCAACTCTAAAAGATACTCCAGTCTTTTTTGATTTATTTTCATAAATCATCATACCTTGAAGTCTTAATTTACCAACCATTGCAGCTGGTGATTTTAGGTCGTAAACAGTTCTTAATTGTTTCCAAGTAACTGTTGCACCTTTGTTGAAAAGGTTTCTTATCTTTTCAGTTTTTGATATTTTAGCTTTTGCCATTGTATTTGTCTCCTTCGACTTTTTATTAAAAAAATTAAACATAATTGTTCAACTCTCCTTTCTGTATTGAGTTTAATGTACTCCTACAATTACCAAGCAAAGCGTACTTTAGTAGTTCGTTTGGCGAATTCTTATTTGTCATTATTTGGTTCAAAGTCGGGTGTAAAATGTATATCTGCCATATCAGCTAAATCTCTAACTTCGTCCTCTATGTCTTTTGAAAATGGTTTATGTGGTTTATGTTTTACATCTAACACTTTAGAATAATCTAATCTAGCCGATTTACTTTTACCACTTGTATTTAATGTAACCAGTTTGTCTGTTAATTTCTGTGCTGGATGTGGTTTGTTAAAGTCACGGTAAACCAGACCTCTAATTGTGTCTATTACAAGTGCCAAGTCAGCCGTAAATGCCAGTTGATTAGTTTTAATACCCATAGTTACAAACTTATCTAATAATTGATATGCAATATCATCAACATTTCCTTCTACAAATTCTTTAGTCTGTTCTTCAACTAAACGAGCATGTTCTTTCGGGTCAACAGGATGTTTAACTGTTTCTTTATTAGCAATTTTGTCCGTAGGAAATAAAATAACATTATCACTCACTAATGACTTCTCCTTTGAAGTTTACTTTACCTTTATCGACATAGTATTCAATTAATTGATTATAACCACCAACCAACTCACCATCAATTTTAATCTGAGGCATAGTTCTAACAGGTTTACCAATGTCTTCTAACATTGCTTCTGGCGATTCAAAAGATTCCATTTTCTTTTCTTCGTATTCAAGGCCAAGTGTCTTTAACAAGTGTTTGGCCTTGTTACAAAATGGACAATTGTTCTTACTATAAACTATTATCGGCATTTTCAGTTTCTTTCTTTAGATTGTCCCATGCTTTCTTACTCTCATCATTTAGATTGTAAGCGTCAACAGCTTGTTCAACGGTGTAGTTATACATCTTGTTAAACTTGCCAAGAGGTAATCTCATACCAATCCATGTTCTATAGTAACCATTTTTTGTCATAGTTACATCTTGAGCAAAGATTTCATAACCTCTCACAGGCGTATCTGTAATTGTATTCACTATAGCACTTTCGACTTCGGTCACTACAGTTTTAGTTTCTGTTTTACCAAGTTCTTTAATGAATTGTTTTGATTCTTTATTCATTTGACCCTTGATAATATCTGCCAATTCAGATTTAGCCATCATTTTGGCTTTCTCTATTGACAACTGTAAATCTGGAGAAACTGCTGTTGCAACACCATAGATACATTGCTTATCATTGTCTTCACTATTCAACCATTTAAGGTCACACGCTTTAGTGTCATTGATATCTGCCATGTACCACGCCGGCACTTTGTCAACGGTATTACCGCTCTCAGATTTTATCTTATAGGTACTGTTCATACTAGAACAGGCACTAAGACCTACAATAGCTACTAAAGCACCTAATTTCATTATATTATTTTTCATCATATTTTATCACTTTCCCTTACATTATATATTAACTCTTGTAGAAAGTCAAGCGTGGATTGAACATATGTCCAAGCGTCTTCACTAGATACATCATAAAGTATCACTAATACAAGAGCAACAATGATTAAATTTCTAATCATTATTTCACCTCCCATTCACCATTAGTATCTAAACATACTTTTCCTGGTGTTTTGAAAGCATGTCCTGAGCGACTATATTGTCGGCAGTATTCTGGTGTGTTCACATCAACATAATAAAATTGAGAAAATAATTCCCAATAACTAGGACCGTCATAAGCTTTACGACCATCACTACACACCAAAATTTCTTCTTTGGTGATAACATCACCAACTTGTTTAATCTCAACCTTAACAAAACAATACTGTCCATCTACTTTGTCAGGTTTAATTGATATAATCTCTGACCTTAAAATCTTTTCACCGCCAACTGCAATGCCTGATAATAATAAAAACAATATCAGTACAAATGACCATGTCATATATCTTTTAAATCTTAGTCTAGGATCCATCATATTTTTTCAATTCTTCTATACTTTGTCTTGTATTATATATGTCTTCTTCTAATTTGGCAATGGTGGATTGATTACTAGTAATTTCAAGTTCCTCTTGACTTTCTTTAACTTCGTTCTCTAATTGTTCTATTCTATCTTTATATCTATCTAACATGTGGCTTCTCAATCCATTGACCGTCTGGTAATTGACAAGCAGTACCAAATACCACTTCTCTCTTAACGCCTCCGATACCAACCAATGGCCAACTACTTGTGATATCTACTGTTGCGTCATAATCTTTACATTTGATAGGTCCTTGTGTGTATGACCTTGTAACATGAATAATACCTGAGTTACCTGTTTTACCATTGTACCAATTTGTGTAACTAGAACCAGTACCACTTGTATTCAAATGGTCTACAAACACGGCATTGTGTACATCATAATCTGACTTATACATCAATTCAGCACCTGCAAATCCACCTAATAAAGCACATGCACCGGTTACATATGGGTCTGATACACCTAATGATAAGCAACCTGCAACTGCACTACCGCTACCGGCAACTGCACCAACATGAGTTCTATTGATACTAGAACAGTTACTTAGTGCCGGTAATAATAGTCCTAATAATACTAAATGTAGGATTCCACTTTTTTTCATCATCATTTTTTCTATTTGTTTGACAAGCTGTCATGGTCAATACCAGAATAGTCGCCATACTCAGATTTGTCATTTTTATTAGTATTGTCATAAGGTTTATTATCATTACCTATTAGTTTACAAGTTGCCTGAATATCATCTATAAGATGGTTTATTTCAGAGTCTCTTTCAGGTGTTTTAACATTATTATATTTCAAGTTATATAACTTATCTGATTGAGATTTTAAACTATCAATCTTTTTACAAAAATCACTAATCTTGTGTAACATTATCTTTTACCTTGTTAAATAGGTTTTTAATCATTGCCCAATTCTTAGCATTTTGTTCTTTACCTTTTTGCCATGAAGCCTTTTGAAACTCTTTGGTATCTGTCCATTCTTTAACAATATAGTTTTTTACTTTTGTATCAATTGTTTCATCACTCTTTGCCATTGTCATAGTCATTAAAACTGCAATGGTTATCATCATCATTGTTTTCATATTATATTTTTCTCCCTGCTGTTTTTAGGTCACTCTTATTCACCACCATATAAGGACCTTTATTATATGCCGGTACGATAGTAAAGTTTTTACTTGCTTCTATCTTCCAAGAATTATCAGGTTTTGTACCACCTTCAACAATCCTATTAGAACATTGATGTTCTGGTTGTTTCATTGTTCTCTCTACTATATTAATACCATAATTGCCACTACTTGTCAATTGTATATTGCCATTGTCATCTACATTAAAACCTTTTGACTTTAACCACTTAATATGTTTGGTCAAAGCTAGTTGATATGCCTTCGTAGGTTTTTTATTCTTTAACCTACGAATTACACCACTTGAATTATGTGTGTAGATAATTGGCATATTAAGCGGCCGCCTTCTTTTTAGGTTTTATTTTTTTATAGTACCCTTTAATGTTACCTTCTACTTCTTCGTTTAACAAATTTTGCACATCTGATAACAAATCGTACATTTCTAAAGATGGTTGTACAAAACCACCATTTATTTTTATTGAATTTACTTCAATGTTTTCCGGGTCGTAATCTACGACTATCATAAATTTAGCCATTAGTCGTTTACTGAGATTGGTTCTTGTTGTGCCATTGTTTCTGCAAATGATTTACCAAAACCTATTCTATAGAAAGTATCTCTAGGATTTACAGTTTGATACGCCGACTTTAGTTTATCAAATTTAACATCAACTAAGTCATAATACTCTGGATGTTTTTGTTGTAATTTAACATGTTCATCACAGAATATAATTCTATTAGTGAAATAGTCATTTTCTTTATCGTCTAGTGTTTTCTTTTTTGACAATGCAATGTCTTTAGTTTTTGCAACTGCAAATTCTTTGAAAAGATTTTCTTTGTCATATTTAAAAGTCATATAGTCCTTTTGTTAGTGTTAGTTTATCTGTATATTCTACCATACTTTAATGTGAAAGTCAAGCGTTAAAAACTTAATAGTATCAACACTTTTAAAAGAACAAAACCAGAACATTATCTTATTTGTATAGGTTTTGTCTTTAATTTTCGAATCAAAGTTCTTTTTTACTCTCTTCTTCAGCCCATTTCTCAAATTCATCCATTTTTTTCTTATTGTGGGCTATACTTACATCACAAGCTTTGATTGATTCGTCTGTTGCACCTAATATAATTAGCTTACGAATCTTTACAATATCATCAATATGATTTAGTATATCAATCATTTTTTATCTCCATTAGATTGGTCTTCCGAGTTCATTAATAGTACAACATAGTGTACTGCTTTTAACAGGTCTTTTCTATTCCTACCATCTTTCTTACCAAACCTTGCAAGATATTTAATTGCATTGGCCTGACAAAAATCTTTGTCTATACCACAAGACCTTAATAAGTCTTGTACTTGAACACCCTCTTTAACTTGAGCATAGTGTTGACCATAAGTACCTTGAATGTAGGTACCAATTTCTTTTAGTATTTTATCTTCATTGTATTTCATTATATATTTCCTTTTCGTTAAATTCCTAGACACATTATAACAGATTTATTGTCTTTTGGCAAGCTATTTCCTCTTTGCAACCAATCAACAGTTTGTTCAAAATAAAAGGCTTCGTCTTCTTTACCTTCTTTTTTTAATTCTTCAGCTGCCAATTTAAAGAATTTTAGTACACCCATTTCATTAGACATAGTGTCAGGTTTACTTTGATATTTACCTGGTCTTTGATTACTCATTTATTCCTCCTGATTTAAATTCTGGTAAGTGATTAAGATTGGCAAATCTACCGTTCTTATCAACAGCATAGGCTAAAGTTTGTCTATGTGTTTTAATAGTTTCTTTAAACAACTCTTTGGCCTCTGTATATGTCTTTACCATAGTCTTGGTACTTCTATTCAGCGACCTCCACTCCATGATTGAATACTCAACAGCATTATCTATCACGCCTTGTTCCCACTCGTTTGGTGTATTATTCACTATCTAACCAATCAGTTGCTGATTCTTCTTTTTCTATACTTTCTAATACTTTTTCTATTTGTTCAAAGTAGCACCAGTTAGAGCCAAATGTTATGGCACCAGTATAATTTAGAAGTGTGTCATAAGTTTGAGCATTTAAAGAGTTATCACTCTCAGCAGCTACATCTGTCATTTCAGTAGCGATACCAATATTAGTTATAGTACCTTCTCTACCTTTCTTATCTTGTATTTTATCACCTACATTTATTATCATAATATAATCCTTTTGTTAATTTAATTGTTTCACATGTTCGCTAAAGTCTACAGAATCATAACTGATACCTAGACTATAGTTGATATATTTTGGGTCTCTTTCTTTATCAAGGCCTTCAGCAGCTAAGTGCCAATCAATGGCAGTTTTCTTGTCTGAAGCACCAAGTTTGATATTTTTTTCTATAGACTTCCAAAAGTTATCTAAATTCTCTTCTTCTATCTTTTTTTCGTAAGCAATTTCATCATCAGCAGACTTAGACCATTGAGAAATTTGTTCGGCCATGTATTCATCTGACCAGCTATGCGATTCTGATAATACAGTTCTTGCATAAGATTTCGTAGTAGCAATTGAAACTGCCTCATACAAAGTTGTTTCATCAAGGTATCTTTCAAACTGTTTAATGTTCGTTACATCAATATCTAACCAATGTTGGTAACTTTCTACCATCATACCAATATGCCAAGAAGGATTGTCAATCATCTCTTGTTTAGACTTTTCGTTAATTGCTTTGATATGATTAACCAAGTCAATTTCGTCTTGTCTTAACTGATTGTAATCATCAATGTTTGATAGTGCTTGTTGTGATAGTGTAGTCATATAGTGTCCTTTG